TATGTTTCTGTTCCATCGCTTGGAGCTGTAAGAATGAGAACGTCACCTTCTTGAAGTCCCGCCGCCGTGGAAGATTCGTTGGCGATGAAGTTCGCCAATGATGTTTGGGTGTTATCCACGTGAACGTCTGTAATGGCAAGATTCGAGATAGAAAGCTTTCCGCCTTGAACTGAAAGCATCGAAGAAGAACCATCCGCGATTCCATCGATGAATGAAAGACCGGCTACATCTTGTTTTCTTACAAGATGGCTATCTTCGGTTGGTGCATTGTCACATTTAACGCCGCCCTTAAAGACGACTTCAGGGTTATAAAATTGCATGGGTGTAATACTCCATAGTGTTGTTGGTTAGGTTAGGTATACCGTACCCGTTACAGTGGTACAAAAAGTTATGGTGATGGAATTAGAATAATATTGTATGTCTCCCATAATCACCTCTCCACTAGAATCTACTATAATTACGCGGGGTTTATGACTGAAATTATGGGAAATTGATACACTAGATTGATTCAAAAATTCCGTGGTGGTTTGAGTAATCCCCCCACCACTGGGGGAATAAATTGGGATGGCCATGGTTCCTTTTCCTTATGTCTATTCAAAGATAAGATATATCGTGGCGGTTCCGGTGGAACTTGCGATGAATATACTTCTTTCCTGTGCGGTTTGTACTGGATTATATTGAATGATTGCATCCACGGGATGGGGAAACGCGTGGGCAGTTGGGGCCACGCCATCCGTTCCATCATAGGAAAACAATACACCTTGTCCCGCTGGTTTAATGGTTACAAGTTTGCACCATTTGGGAAGTTTGAATTCTTGGTTGTTCACTCCTACACTTGATTGTTTATATGTGGCGCCACCATTGGACCAATTCAAGGTTGTTAAATCTACAGCTGCCATTTTGGCACCTCCTTATTTTCTTCTTCGGTTAGTTTTAGTTCTTTGTCCCCTTTTGGGACGGGTTGGTTTTTTGCGCTTCTTCCCAACCATCGATAAAGCTATAGCAATGGATTGCTTCATGGGCTTCCCCTCGCTTCTTAGCTTCTTGATTTTTTTGGATAATGCGCTTGATTTTTTTCTTGGTGTTGCCATTGGGCGTCCCCTCATGAAGATAGTATTCACCATCTATTTGATATGCAGTGATGTCTTTTATCATTGCTTAAATCTGTTGTTTCTCTTAGCATAGTACGCTTTTCGAAGTTCCGCGCGGTTTTGTTGGTAGAACTCAAAGTCAGAAGCCGCACGTTTCCACACGTCCCCACTTGTGGAATGGTTTTGGGTTTGTGCCACTCCTTGGTTTGTGGATGGACGTGGCGTGGATTGTATAGGCTCCCCAAGCGCTTGGAGTTGACTTCTATCCACATTGGCGGGGGTTGATTCTTGGGGCGCGTTCTGTGGGGCTTCTTGGGCTTGGAAATATGGCTTCAAAACCGTGGGAACTTCTCCACCTTCTTTCATGGTTGCCATCCATTCACCCATGGGGATTCTATCTTTCTTGGCTTTGGAATCCATGGCTTTGTTGTACTGCCATTCTACAAGGTCCCTAACTTCGGGGTCCGTGATTCCTTGGGCGGCTATCGCTTGGTGCCGTTCATATCTTTGATTGGAAACCGCCAATTCATCTTGGAGTGTTGCAAGCTGGGACGCCATCGCTTCAGCTCCTTTTACTTTGGATGACATATCTTCCAATTGGCTTTCCAATTCGGAAACACGTTTTTCCGCGCTTCTTTTGGTTTCCGTGACTTTGGATAGTCGTTCTCGAACGATTCCATCCACTTCACTTTTCAAAATGTATTCTTGGCCTTCATGGGTTATTGTTTTCATGGTTATTACCTTGGTTGGGGTTATGCAAATTCTATTTTTTGTTGTCTGATTGTTCTAAGTTTTTGAATGGCTTCTTCTTCCGTTGCCAAATCTGGATAGAGCTTAAACATAGCATCCACCGGACTCAACAAACCTTTGTCTAAAAGCGCGATGATGTTTTCACGCTGGGACTTTTGTTCCATCTCGGATAGCTCGATAGACTCATATTGGATAACATATCCACTTTCCGGATATGATGTTTTCAAGATGGCGTTGGAAATCATCGCCGCCTTTTCGATGGCTTCTATATCTGAAACACGAAACACCGGTTCATATCTTTCTTGGGCTTCCCTCATGGATTCCTTACTCATGGCGATGGAATAACCACTTCTTGGGTCGGAAGATACCTTTTGAACACTTGCGGGGTCTATTCCCATTTGTGTAGCCAATCTTCTTTCATAGGTGGTAATGGCTCCCAACATTGTGGCGGGGTCACTCATTCCCGCTTGGAACTGTCCAATCAAAGGTTGGGTGGTGCTGTCAGGGTCCGCCGTGAAACATAGAATGGATGAAGGGTCCGTGGAAACACTCATTCTTTGGGATGCCATGTTGGTGTCCATCGTGTTCAAACCCGCCAATTGTAGGGAAGCCACATAGCGTTGTGGAAATGAAGCATCGAACATTAGATGTTTCAGATATGTGTAGTACGTGGAAGCAACCATGCTTCCTGCCACCACTTCAGACAATTCATAAGGGGAAAACAGTTGTCCATCTATGGAAGCATGATAGAACACCCATGGAAGAAACGGTTCCCCTTTGGAATCACGATAGGGATAATTCGCCCCACTCATGTTTCCACCCAAAAACATATCCGTCATTTCTTCACCAAGGATTCCATCAGCTTCCACATAATGGACTTTGTATTGGGGATTGTTCTTGTCTCTCAAGTCGTAACAATCCGCCGTCCAAAACATTTCACCGGTGGAATCATTCTTTCGAAGTCGCAATTCATAAAGATAGTTTGGTTTCATGGGGTCCCCAGCTGGGGCCGTTGCAAAAACCATATCCGGGGTGACGGGACGGAACATGATTTGGTTGGAATCGGATATGTCTATTCTCATGAGCATTTCACGAAGCCCAATTGTTTTCATCTGAATAGATGCCATCATTTCAAAATAGTGGGACTTGTCCAAAGCACCTTGGGGACCAATATATTCACGCGCGGCTTCTGCATTTTCTCTTTCGATTCCCACGGATGGTTTCCGTGAATAGAGAACGGCTAGAGCTTCACATCCTTGTTTGAAAACGTTGGATGATGTGTCCAAGGCTCCCCAAATCGCGCGCCTATCGAGCGCCACGGAATCCGTTATGAAGTCTTCCAAATCGGAAGCCCAATTTCCTTCCAACAGCCTTCTTCTTCTTGCTGTTGTTTCACTTCTATCATTGGATGCCTTATCTGGAAAGATGGGCTTGGCTGGCATTGTTAACATATCTATTTCCTGTGAATTGGTATTTTTGAAAATTTAGGGGCGCTATACTTGGAATCCAAGATGGGAACCACGGCATATCTTAGCGCATCAATTGCATGTTTCCATTCAGAAAGTCTATCCATGGCACCACTTTTTTTCAGTGTCCAAGATGATAGTGAACGGATAAGTCTTTTACACTTTGGATGCACAATAAAACGCCCTTGAACCATGGCTTCACTTACCAATTGGCATCCATAGTAAACGGACCACCTTGGCTTATGTGCTGTGTGTATTCGGAAGGGGCAAGAATTGGCGGGATAATCCAACACGTGTTCCAGAGCTGAACGAAGAAGTGAATTGGACATCCTTCCACCATGCTTCCCGCCGCCGTGGGGTCTATCACCCGTCCATCTATTTATCTGTAGGGGTTCCAATCCATTCCTTTTTATCATGGCTACGATGGCGCGCGCGTGTCTTCTTGCCGTGGCTTTCTGTTGTTCACCACCCGCCGCAAAGTATTCGTCCAACACATATATGGTTTTGTCATCTTCTGAGATAGCCACCAAGATGGCACATTGGGAATTTGGATGGTGTCCATGGTCGATTCCAATGGAAAACTTATATTCACCCGTGGGACATGGGGAATCTGATATATGGTCTTCTCCAAAGTGTTCAAAGATTCGTCCATCCATGGGAACCCCAACATCCCAACTTCCCTCTAAACGCGCGGCCCTATCTATCGAAAGATATGTGTCTGCAATACGGTCCACGTCTGCTTGTAATAAGAGGGGTTCCAATGGTGTTCCATCCAAATCTATGGGGGTTGTATTCTCCACGGATAACGGCGCGTGTATATCCTTCACCCGTGGGGGCTTTGTTTCTGTGAGCTTCTTTAACCAAGACAAATCACCGCCGCCAATTGGGGTCATGGTCATAAGCATCCGCCCACGATTCCGAAGTAATCGAGCTGCCAATTCTCCAAAAAGCGCTTGGGGACAGGGTTCATCCACCCAGCAATAATTAATCGTACCGGAAGCCGCGCCAAGTGTTCCTTGGTTGGCGGTTTTGAAGAACAACATGGAACCATTCTTTAACTTGAACCATGGATTCTTGGCACGATACCCGCGCCCCTCCAGAAAGTCCGGTGAATCATCCGCATATTCATTTTTTCCAATCAAGCTATGAATCTTGGCTTGGATAATCTTGGATTGTTCCCAGCTATGCACAATAGCCCAAACGATGATGGGCGGCTTTATGTGAGACAAATCTTTGTATGGACTCCACCCCTTCATGTGATAGAGACATTCCGCCGCGCCCACATAGGTTTTTCCAAGCTGGTTAGCCGCGCGAAATAAAGTTATTGGATGTTCCGATTCCAAGACATGACGCTGGGGTAAGGAAGGACGAAAATAATCTAGTGGGCACTCGTCCACAAGATTCTTCAATTCCTTGGCTTTCTTGGCGGCTTGGAGTAGTGCAATCATTTTGTGCTTAATCTCACTACATTGGTATTATCCACCATCAATTCATCCATCACTTGTTTCTTCAATAGCGGGGGAAGACTTTGGATGGCATCCACGATTTCAATCTTCAATTGTTCGGGCGTGGCGCCGTGGGCTTCCTTGGTGGCATCCACAAAAGTCCGAAGCTCATCATGAAGAGATAGATGGAGCTTATGCAAAGAACCCAGGGTATGAATAACTTTTTCATCTCTAGCAAATTGGATGTCCCCTTCAATCTCCAGTATCTTCCCAATACGGAACTTTATTGGGTCCGTTGGATAGGTGTGG